AGGGAGTTTGGAACCACCATTGATTGATTTTGATCAAAGCAGGCTCTGAGTCCAGTGTCTGACATTGCTGTCTTAACTGCGCCCAACTCTCCAGCCGCTCACTGAAGTCTCTAGGCCACATTGTTTTTAATAACTACGGCCCAGGTGTGTCAAACTGTAGTAAATCTTGCCAGCAGCCCTAGCGCCACTAGTAGTATACTTCACGCTTATTGTGCTGCCTACATCAGTGACTTCTAATATTACATCAGTATCTGAATTTTGCACATAGTCATCTGTGTAACTCAACCCATCTCCTGCTGAATCGTCAGCATCATTGACTATTGTCATAGTTCCTGTTCTTATTGATGTTTCTCTGGCGATGGTATATTCCATTTGAAATGCCTTGATCTGTGCTGAACTCACTGTGAACAATGTGCTGGCTGTAGCACCTGCACTCAGTGTTGCTTGTGTACCAGTTTCTCTAACAAAACTGCCCATTTGAATCTGAGCAGCACTATCTACACCAATACTAGCCGGTACAGTTTGAGTACCACTGTTGAAAATTTTAATTCTAGGATAAGTGCCACTGTAAGCAGTAGTACGTTGGAACATGTCACCAACACTGATATTGTTGATGGCATCAATGGTGATCACTGCTGACGCAGGACTTGATGCACCGTTGAAGTGATTGCCCACATCATAAAAAACATTATAACCTGTGGCATTCAAACTCACACCATTGATGTAAATACCTTCTTCATAAATGTTATCAAATACATTGCCTATGAATTTTACACCAGTGGGTCCACCATTGCTGGGAGCGGCACCACCTAGTATTGCTCCTTGGTACAATGTGTCAAGTTGGCCATTGCTGACCACGCATCCTTGTATTTGTTGTGCAGTATTCATGCTGTAGGTAAATCCTGAAAACTTACAATTATTAAAATTTACTTGTTTGCATGGCAAACTTGCGGTACTGGCCCAGTCAACTGCAACTGTGCCATCTACAGAGGTAGTGAGATCAGCAGTGGTCAATGGTCCAGTAAAATCCATATTACTAAAAGAACATTGTTGTGCGTTTTCAATTAACAATGCATCGTGTATTTGATCTGTTACAATGGCCATGCCAGATACTTCAATGTTCTTGGGCGGCGTGGCTCCATTGGTAGCAATGTTTACACCTGTTTGTTGCAAACTGTCGGCAGTCTGCAGCACATAACTTGGCAATGACTCGGCAGCCCAGTACAAAGCATTTGAAATCACAATGCCTGTGGCAGGCACAGGTGCAATGCTTCTATAATATGTGCTAGTAGCCACATAGTATACCAAAGTAGAGTCAGCATAGGCTGTATTGGCGGCCCAGTTTTGTACTGAAAAGTTGATAATACTGCTGGCAGCACCTTCACCATAAAGTTTGGCGTAAGGGGGAATTTTTATTGTGTCAGTGACTATGTAATTACCAGCTGGGAAAAACAAACTGCGTCGAATGGCTGTGTTAGTTTGCACACAGAACAACTGGTATAATGCACGGTTGATAGCTGCCGTGTCATCAGTAACTCCATCTCCCACTGCACCAAAGTCTGTGATTACTGCATAACTGTCCAGTCGACTTTGTATGCTTTGTGAAATTGGACTACTGGGTGTGGCACCTGTTTGTGCAGTGTACCCGGCTGCTTCGCCCTTGTAAGTGTATTGTCCAGCAAAACTCAAGATGTCTGAAAATTCAGTAAGGACTTCTGTGTTGCCTACTACAGGGGCACCTTCTTCTAGTGCGCCATTGCCAATGAACAGTCTACGATCATCAATGGCCCAGCCTAGTTCAGCACCCGCCAAGGGTTGGGGTAAATCTTCTTGTAGACCCTTGCGGGCAGTAATTCTTGATATTTGTACGATTGCCACAGTGTGATTCCTTGAGGTATCACATATTTAGCAAGTAATACTGTTCGACCTTTTTCCACCATAGATCACGATACTTCTCAAACTCCCTGCCTTCCAGCACAAATTCTTGATATTCTGGTTGTGTGACCATGTTCATTTGCTCGTCTAGTGCGGGTTTGACACACATTAAAACTACGCCTTTTTTGATTTTTGTACCGTGTAATTCATTGTGTGCTTCTGCATAGGCACACAACTGCACAAAGTAATCATCAATCCATTCACGCTTTTTGGGCTTGTTGGTTTGCTTGTAGTCCAGGATGGCTTCTTCGTTCAAGTGTATACCCGCGCCATCTGTGGTGCCTGCGTACACCTTGGGGAAGTACAATGGAACTTCGATGCCCCAAAACTCTGACACATTTTTTAAGCCATGCTCTACAACTTTGTGTGCCATAGCATGACTGGCCCATGAAAACGGATTTGTACCACGGTCCTTGATGGCACCATCTCGAACATACTGCTCAAGATACGTGTGCATACGTGTGCCACGGTTGGCAGCTTCAGTTGTGATGGCCTGTGCTTGTTCTGTACCTACCCTGGCACGCCAATTCTGCAAAGCCTTTTTGCTTTCTTCACTTTTGGTCTTGTCAAGAATTGTGGTCACACTGGGTAACTTGTTGCCGTCGGGTGTGGAATAATATCTCTTGCCTTCAATTGTCACACGAGGAACTGGTTGGTAATCAAATCTGGGATTTAACAAATTAAACTCTAAAACTTTCTCCGCATCCACAGCGGTCACGTTCATTGGGATTGGTAAATTCAAAACCTTCATTGAGGCCTTGGCGTACATAGTCTACTTGTGTGCCACGCAAGTATACATCATGTTTTTTATCGACCAGCACACAGAAATTGTTTTGAGCATAGTTTATGTTGTTGGCGTCAGGTTCGTATTCTTTAACGTATTCTAACACATAAGCAAGCCCTGAGCAACCTGTGGTTTTTACACCCAGACGTATGCCAGCATAGCCTTTGGTTTGCACCAATTTCTGTATTTTGTTTTGTGCCTGGTCGGTTATGGTTATCATATTGCTATTTAATCAACATCCAGATGAATTTCATGTATCATTTTTTGAAACTCAGATTTGATTGCCATTTTTAAAAATTCACGACGTTGATTGTCTGACACAAACGTGGCCAAGTATTTTATAAAGTATGGATCCCTGGCCAACTCTAGTCCCATGGTCAGGTCAGGAATTTGAGTTGGGTGACCAGAAAAATTCACCGTATAATAAAAATTGTTTTCTACTGTCCAGTTATGATAAAGATTGTTGTAAAGAGTTTTATAGTGTACACTGGTTAAAAATTCATCAACAATCTGAGTAATATTCAGTGGTTGAGAATTGTGTTCACGCAATGCAAAATTAATAGCACTCAATGACAAGTACATTGCAGATAACAAGTTCATTTGTACAAGGCCCGTCTGGTCAAAAGAACTGCTTTTTTTTGGAATCTTACTGGAGTAAATTGCTCCTCCGAGCATTCTATTGCTGTGAACATATTCATATTGAAATTTACGCTGATATTCTGGATCATATATAGCCGGACTGGCTGGCAACGGCTCGTTTAAAAAAATAACAGGCAAAATATTTTGCTGTATAACTTGTTCAAGAGTTTGTCTCCATGTTGTAGGAGACTGTCCAGGTAATCCATAAATCAGTTGTGCTTTGACAATCAAGTGGGGATATTTCTCTCGCAGTTCGTCGGCCATGGCCACATGTGTTTCCCACCCCACATCTGGACGATTGATGTTGTCTAGCACTTGTTGGTTGATGTCTTGCACTGAAAAATTCAAAGTTTTATTAACCAATTGACCACGTGCCATGATGTTGAAAATTTTCAAATTATTTTCTTTTTTCAACTTACTAAAATTTCCCCCCACATGAAACCCTGCATTTTCTTTGAGATTTTTTTCAGCAAAATAATCAATCATGTCAATGTCTTCTGTGTATTGTCCAACGTTGGCATCTGATAGATATATGTTAGTGACACCCAACTGTTGGAACAAATCAATTTCTTGTTGGTAAGTATTTTTTCTTCTTGACACTTTATTTCCAAGACCGCTGTTCCAATCACAAAACGTACAAGAATACGGGCACCCCCTTGTGAGAGTATACGGCAACCATACTGGTGCATCTTTTTTCTTAGCATCCAGCACCATTGCAGAAAACAACTCTTTGTTGTGTACAAACGGACTGGTCTCTATCATTTTTACAAACTTGTAATCAGCAACAACAGTTTTTCCAGTGTTGTGATTTTTCCAAGCACAGTTTGATGTGTTGAATGCAATCAGCGGCCTGTCAGTAACCAAGTGATCAACTATGTCTGCAAATGCCTGTTCCCCAGCACTGTACACTGCATAGTCAATGTAAGGGTATTGTTCAAAGAAATTGTGATTGTTGTTGACATCAATACTGGGACCACCAGCAACAACTTTGATAGTGTGTTTTAGTTTGTTTCTAATGCGAAACAGTTGGGAGGTTAAAAATGCATGGTTCCAAAGGTAGTGGCTGGTGCATAGGATATCAGTATCAGTTTGTTCAATATGTTTGATCAACTCTTCATCTGAAACTTCTTGTTGTATAGGAACCAACCATTCCAATTGATCAGCAACATTTTGGTAGAATAAATCAATATATGTTTTTAATTGCAGTGCAGCCGGATACAGCCAGGCGGTATGACCGCCGGCGTGGTAGAATAATATTTTTAATTTATTTTTTGGTGCAGCAACAACGATGTCTTGTTCAACAACATCACGTTGCTGAAAGTGTGTCAGCATGTTCTTGGTGTTTCTTTCGATAGTCTTCTACGGCTGCTCGTATAGCATCTTCAGCAAGAATAGAACAATGAATCTTGACTGGTGGCAATGCGAGTTCTTGAGCAATCTCTGAATTTTTAAGAGCTGCCGCTTGGTCAAGCGTTCGTCCTTTAACCCACTCGGTAACAAGAGAGGATGAGGCAATCGCACTTCCGCATCCGTATGTTTTGAACCTGGCATCTGTTATAATTCCATCTTGAACTTTGATTTGCAATTTCATCACATCGCCGCATGCTGGTGCTCCCACCATACCCGTACCAACAGTGTCATCAATTTCAAACTTGCCCACGTTGCGTGGATTTTCATAATGATCAATTACTTTTTCTGAATAAGCCATGTGATATTCCTTCGCTAATTATAGCGTATTTACTGATGGATGTCAACCGGAATGGTTACTTGTTCATTCCGCGTTGCATCGCGGATTTGGCCGAAGCGGCCACAATGTCTTGTGCCTTGTTTACAGGCATTTTAGGTACCACGTCAGGAGCCGCGCCTTTGTATTTGATTATTTCAGGGTTATTAGGATCCATGGGCTCTAATACACCATCCAAAGGAGGCTGACTTACAATGCTCACAATGTTTCTTTCACTGACAGGAAATCCCAAACTACGAGCAGCAGAAATAAATGCATCAGTGCTGATTTGCTTTTGTGCATTTTGATCATCAGCACGACCAGAAAGAAAATCCACTAGACCTTGCAGTTTGGCTGGATCTAGTGGTTTGGTGTTTTCGACTTCGTCGATTCTCATTATCTACGTGCTCGGCCCAATGCTGCTTTGGGAGTCGGCGCATCAAGTTCAAGATCAGCACCTACTGGTGGTACACCACCGTCAACTTCGCCTGCTGCCATGCCTGCCATTTCGTCAGGTCCCATGTCAGCACCAGGCATTGGTGGAGGCGTTGCGCCTGGCATGCCGCTGGCTGCCATGCTGGTATCTAGTGCAGCAGGTTGTCCTGTGACCACACCCAATGCTGTTTCCAGTTGTTGCTTGGCACCTTGTAAATTTTGCACAAGGCCTTGCAATGCACCAGTAACATCAGCATTGAATTGTGTGGCCTGTTCCATGCCAATTTGATTGCGGATTGAATCTACCAAAGCAGGCAGTTCTTTGAATTGCATCTCTGTTGTGTCTTCCAACATGCTTTGCATTTTGTCTACCATGTCTTGTGCAGCCAACACAACTTGCGCTTGCTGTACTTCAGATTCTTTCAAGAACTGATATGCTCTGCGCAAACGACTTTCAGCGGCCATCATTGCCTGTCCGGCTACCATTTTTTGTTCGTCAGGTGTGAGAGTTTGTCCAGATGCGCTTTTCTTCAATGCCTGTGCCATTTTGGGATCTTTGATATCCACGGTATTCTGACTACCTGCTGGTGGAGGTGTAGTGGCGGTACTGGTACTGGGATTAGTGCTAGATGATGAAGGCGGAATTGGCACTTGTTCTTCCTTGATGCGACTTGCCAATGCTTGTTCCATCATCACCAGTTTGAGATACGCAGGGTTGCGCTCACTGGTATGGCGGCTGGGGCTACGCTGATGTTCAGCGATAACTCCACGCACTCGTCTCAGCATGGCCTGTGCTTCGCGCACTGTGAGTTTGTTCACAGGCATCTTGGTACCGAAGTAACTTTCGAATACTTTGGCTACTTGGCGGCTCTTTTTTGGTGTGGCCAGTTCGGTTAATTTCATTTGGCAAATCCTCTTAGTTGTAGATATTTAGCCGAATTTAAACATTTTTCAAGTTCTTGATCCAGCAGGGTAAGGTTCTCAATTTTGGGTGCAAGTTTGGTGCGCACCATTTCACGAAATTCAGGTCTACTGCTACGATCCGCTTGTCCGCGTCGGCAATAGATATCAGCTGTGAGTGTTTGTTTTTTGTTGTCTAGTATGCGTATGTTTTGTGCTAATTTATGTTGTTGCAAATGATCTGCCACACACCATGACATGGCAGTTTTTTTACTGCTGAATGTGCTCACAAGATCGTCACTGTGATAATACACAGCAAATCCTGCAGGCTGTGGTTTTACATGATAACGTCCAAACGCTACATATCCACCATGCTCATCGTCTATGATCAGTTCAGTGTACACACGTTTGAGTTCACGCTCGGCAAATCGTTCTAATTTTTGATCACGGGTCATAATGTCTTGATGTAGTGGGCTGTGAGCCAACCAACCACGGCCAGCAGTGTACCTATAATGCCTATGCCCCAGGCAATGATTTGATCGTTGCGTTTTTCGCCCATTTTGCGCACAATACCATGTACGTCGGCAACCATGCTTTTGACTTCGCCAACTTCTTGTTCCACTGTTTCTATTTTGAGTTCCAGCATGCGATAACGTTCAGCACACAGTTCAACGTGAGCTTCAAGGCTTTTCTTTTCAATATCCGTAGTATCAACCATGTTCAGGCTCCAATGGCGTATTTATGGCTGTGAACCAAATGTTCTGATTGGTGCCTTGAGCATGCAGTGTGGCAGTGATCGCTTCAGATTCATCCAGTCCTGTGACCATGGGTACACCTTCACAATCACCAACAAGTCCATCTAAATCATCACTGCCAAAGTTGCTGCCAAGCACACCTTCAGATTCAACATCAAATTCAAAATGCCAGCCATCAAGATGTTTTGTAGGTGGCACAACATTCATAGGTTGTGTTCTCAGGCTCATTATTTGTAGTAAACTTTCCCAGTTACGTTGTTGATTACGGCTGCGGTTCCATTGTTCAGCGGTATCGATCACCAGTCCTGTCTTTGTGGTAAATGGTAACTGTTGAGGGCGAAGATGTCCTGTGACACCAGTAAAGGTACAATCAAAAAGGGTGCGGCACAAGACTTTCATTATGTGCATATTTAACGCCAAAAAGAAACCCTGGATTTTTTACGTCCAGGGTTGCATTGGAACTAAACTGATTACAGATTAGTGAATGTTGCACTAGCAGCAACGTTGCCAGTTGGAATACCAATGTTCAAACCGCCTGTGGCGTTGGCTGTTTGAGCAGCAGCAACCAACTGAGCAGTTGTGTAGCCACCAGCTGGATAGATAGCCAAGTTGATAGTACCGGCTGTAGCGCCTGCTTGATAAAAAGCAACTGTACCGCCAGGAACTGTCAAACCAGCACCTGATTGAACTGCTTGCAACACGTTGTTCAAATAACCGTTGACATTACCAGCATTGGTAAGTGCAGCGTTTGCTGTCAATGTGAAGAATTGCAGTTGTGGGCCAGACAACATCACTGGGCCTTGGGCCGCAACGTTGGCTGTTCCAGAGATTGAACCGTTAGCTACGTCCAGTGCAAATACTGGTTGTGTGGTTCCATTTGTTTTTGTAAATCCTGCCATGATAATTTCCTTTAAAGTTAAATGGTCTCTATGGACCTGCTTTTATTTATACCTTTGGTAAAAATTACCCCGGTTGTGGATTGTTTCTGGCCTTGTTTCGGGCCGAAAAGTCAAATCTATTTACCGCTTTGCCGTAGCCTGCAGGGGTAGCAAACACCCAACCTTCGTTGCCAGGCACCTGTTGGTCCAACTTGCCCAGCAGGTCCAACTTGAGATCGTGCAACAGTTCAAACAACACAAAGGCCGCTTGAAGCGCACCTCTGTTGGAAGTGGGGCTGTCAAGATACTGTTGTATATTGCTGTATTTTTGCGCAGTCTGTGTGCTCTGTAGCCATGCTTCGAATCCTGGAACCAGGTCGCTAAAATTGCCAGTGTAGGCCTGATCGTTTGGATCAACACGTCGATTGATGTAATCCACTGCCAGTTTGGCAAAGTCAGTTATTTTCATTGCACGTAGTTCAGCAGGGTTAAACAACACATTGATTGCAGGACCTGCTGCTTTTAATTCTTTTTTGATCATAGCAACATAAGGATTTTCTGGTGCCACGGGCTTGGCATAAATAGGCAGAATTAAAAACAGTCCAGGCACCTCGTTGAATTTCACACCTTTCAGCGGTTGTTTTTCTGCACCAACATCTTCGTACATGGTGTGTACTGCTACACCAACTTCGCTGTTGAGGATTGACTGCCCTAGTGTGCTTTTTACAGGAATCCTGTAGGCCACAGTGTTGGGCTTGAATACTAGCAGTCCAGCAGATTGATAAACAACCCCAGACACAATCTCTTGTTCTGTTGGTGGCAAAGGTTCATTGGTCTTGCCCCAGTACATCAAGTCGCCTTTGACATAGCCTCTGAAATTTTTAGGAGTGGCCGCCTCCAACAGCGGCCAAACTGTTTGATAGGTAGGCAACAATGTGTCCACACGGTTGGCTAGATTGCCTTTGGCAGCAGCATTGGCATCACGCTGTGAGAGATTGTTGGCAATGGCTCTGGTGCTGGTAAACAAACCATCATACCCCACTGCTCCAAATCCCGAGTCATCTGTCAACACAAACTCGCCAGTTTCAGGCTTGCGGCCAAATACCACAGCAGGCTTGCCGTCCCATTTTACACTTGCTGTTTTTGAATCTTTCTGAAAGGCAGCCACAATGGCCAGGGCTTTGTTTACACCTGCTGTGCCTTCTCTAAACACATAATCTTCCAAGTGTTCAATGCCCTTGGCTCTGCCACCCACACCCACTGCGGCTGCTTCGTAAATGGTGTAAGGGTTGGCGCTCTCACGTTCTACCAAAGGTTGCATGCCTTGATTCACAATTCTATCACGCAGTCGTGCTAGGAAATAAGTGTCAGTATCTTCTGTCACAGCGTCAGGTTGCGGCAGGCCTTCTTTGGTCAAATATTCACGGAAGTCTTTGATTTTGACTTCCCGATCTTTGTCTCGGGCCAAGGCAGCAAATATGGTTTCCACTGTGCTGAGATTGTCTCTTGTGGCTTTGGGTCCAAGAATCATTCGTGCAGCCTCGTCAGGATCCATGGTGATCAATTGCTTGTTAGCTCTGCTGATCACACCATTGCTGCCCAAAGTAAGTCCGTAGTGCTTGGCCAGACTGCTCATCAACACAGCACGGTTCATGCCTTTGTATGCTGATCCTGCACCTTGGTTGTAATAGAATGTACCCCAGTCCAGATTGGGAAAGAACATGAAGTCTGTTTGCACATAGCCCAGTTCAGGACGTCCTTGTATGGGTGTGCGCAGGTGTACTTCGCCGCCCTTTTTGATCCATTCAGCAGGCGGCAGTTTGTGTCCTACAATCCATTGTGTTAGGTTGGCAGCCAATTGGTCTTTTGATATTTGATTGGCATCCACAGCAAGATCCATGTCTCCTGATGTGGGGGCCTTGCCTGTTGATCCCAACCAGTGTTCACGTGGAAACTCTATGCCTGTGAGTTGTTCGAGCCAGGCTACAGTGGCAGGAACATCGCTTTGATTGATGCGACCAGTGAGTGGCTTGCCTTCTGCATCCTTGAACACATTGCCGCCTTCTAGTAGTGTGCGTAGGGTTTTCATGGATTGGCCTTTTGTATTTCAGATTTGATAATTTTTATCAATTCGGCTTGCACAGCATCTGCAGGTGACAATAACATGTTGTCCAACGCAACGTCCCCTCTGCGATCTATACTGACCACTGGAGCGGCAGCAGTGGGCGAACCTTGTATTTTCCTAATCAACTGAGCTATAATTGTTTGTTGTGGTGAGGTATTCAACGTGGTTCTGCCAATCTTTACACTGCCTGTGGTGCCCGGCCCTATCACAATAGGTGGCATCACTTGCATTTGCTGTCTTTGTGAATTGGCCGCAGGATTGAATTGCATCAGGGATCTCATATCGTATGTTGCTTTGGAAAGATCTTTCCATTGCTGAAATTGACCCTCTGGTGTGGTCGGAGGACTGTAATAATTGAGTATGCCTCTAACAGCAGAATTTAATTTGGTCAACAAAGTATTGGCTTCTGATCTAGATTTTTTATCTACCATTTCGGGAAAATCATTTAGATTGTCGCCTAGCTTGCCTTCAAGAAAATATTGAAAAACTCTGGCCATAAAACTGTTTGATATTGCTCGTCTGGTAGCCGGGGGCAATGCACCGGGGGCGTTCACACCAGCAGATTTCATGGCATTTGACAGTGTTTGATTCCAGTTGGCCATTTCGTTTGCAGCCATTTGATCGATCAAGGGATCGGCTGCGGCCGCGGCCTTGGCTCGCATGTCGCCGTAAGCACTGCCACCGGCTGAATCATTTGGCATGCTTAGTCCGGCCTGCTGTGCATTGTAATCGGCTAATTTATCTCCCAAAGCACCAATTGCGGCCTTGGAAAACCAGCCGGCTTCTTGTATGGGTTTTTTGGCAGTGATTTCAAAGATCTGCATTGGTTCTCCTGACGGACCGTGAGAATTTGCTGGTGTCTCTTTGACGTATCGCATTCAGCAGTTTGCGCTGAAGATTCTCTGCTTGATCTGGCGAGAATTCAGCGTCAATTTGTTCCAGCAAACGAATGGCTGTTTCAATTAGGTTGCTGGCGCGAGTTTCAATGATGGCTCTGCGATCACGTTCTATGTACAAACTGTCCAGTTCTTCTAATATGCTTCTAGTTTTCTTTTGCATTTGCTCAAGGGCCTTTGGATTATTTAGTGGAATTGCCATTGCAATAAATATCTAATACAAGGAACCAGTATGACTAGTCAGATCAATCCCAACGATATAAACGGTGATTACCCCGTGGCAGGTGTCAGTAATAACACGCAGGGCATGCGTGACAATTTTACTAACATCAAGACAAATTTTCAATATGCAGAGGACGAAATAAATGATCTGCAGTCAAAAAGTGTGTTCAAAGCAGCCTTAACTGGCACAACTTTGGACAACAACATGGCCAACAATGTGATCTACAATGCACAGGTGCGTGGCATGTCTGGCACAGTAGTTACCATTGCAGCCACGTCGGGCACTGTGAACTTAGACTGCAATGCTGGTCCTTATCAGACTATTTCAATAACTGGCAATATTACTTTGGCATTTAGCACTGCGACTTGGCCAACTTCGGGCACGTTTGGCATGATACGATTACGAGTCACAGTGGATGCGGCTGGACGCACCATGACTCTTCCTGTCAGTGTATCTCAGGGCACAAATACCATACAAGGACTTGTATCCAGTGTGTTGACCTTTGCCACTGCTGGCACATTTGAATTTGGTTTTAGTACCATTGATGCTGGTACCACAATCGTCATGTATGATTTTACAAGACCTTTGGATTACTACACTGACACAGTGACTATTGCAAATACTGCTGTCAGTACCAATGCAGGCACGGGTGCGCTGATTGTGGCAGGTGGTGTGGGAATTTCTGGAAGTCTTTATGTAACCGGTGATATTGTGGGCAACATTGTGGTCGCTGGTTCTACATTCACAGGCAACGTTACTGCTGGTAATTTGCTCACTGGCGGGCTGGTTAGTGCCACAGGCAACGTCACAGGTGGTAATATACGCACCGCAGGATTACTATCTGCAACTGGTAATATCACCGGCGGCAACTTGCTTTCTACCACACTAAGTTTAAGTGGCAACGTACTCAGTGCTATCAATACCACAGCCAATATCACAACCACAGCCAATGTTTCTGTAGGCAACGTACTAATCGGCGGCATTACTACCAGTACAGGCAATATTGCTGGTGGCAATTTGCGCACTACCGGGCAGGTGTCAGCAACTGGTAACGTCATTGGGGGCAACATTACCACTGCGGGATTGATTACTGCCACCGGCAATATCACTGGTGGTAATTTATTAGCCGCGGCCAATGTTATTGTTACAGGCAACGTTACTTCTGGAAATATAATTATCTCTAGTGCCAGTACAGCCGCTACTTACAGTGCTACAGGCAACGTCACAGGTGGCAATGTCAACTCTGGTGCTCAAATAGTGGCCACCGGCAATATCACTGGTGGTAATATACTCACCGCTGGTCTTGTCAGTGTTACCGGTAATATCACCGGCGGCAACGTGCTAGGTGGTGCCAATGTCAATGCTGCGCTGTTTACAGGGACTACTATATCAGTTGCTGCCAATATCACAGGTGGCAACGTGTTGAGCAGTGCTGTGATATCTGCTGTGGGCAATGCTAGAATATTGTCTGGTACTGCTGTTCCTGCAGGCGGCACCGCCGGTGCTGGTTATAAAATGTCCAGTGTTACCAACTTTGGCATATTCTTTGGGTCCGGCGCCCCCACATTGAGTGCTGCCAAAGGGTCTTTGTACATGCGCACAGACGGCAGTGCTACCAGTGATCGAATGTATGTCAACACCGACGGAGCCACTGCCTGGACTCCTGTAATTACAGCTTCTTAATCCGTGTAATCATAAAGACGCATGCTTTTGCCAATTTGTACTTTTTGTACAAATTCAAAGTATGGCTTTATGATTGATTTCAACGGATCAGGCCACGAATCTACAACTTTGTACACATGATCAATCAACACATGATTGTACAACAAATCTCGATTTTTTAGCAATCGATCTAAATGGGTTTGTCTTAACTGTTTGGCCAATGCCAAATCTGTCAGAATGTGCATGTTATTTTTAAATGCATAAAAGCAACGGTCAGGCAAGGTTGGTAAAAACTGATAACTGTGATCTATTATGTCATCAAATGTGTCTAAGCCAACTTGTTTGAGATAATCAGCATTGCCATATCCCCCGACAAAAATAGGAAAGGTCAATCCCATAATTGCAAACACAGTCTTTTCAGTGAAGATAGATGCTATTTGGTCTCCGTGAGGCTCGCTGATCAAAGAAACTGCACTTTGATTAAATAACCTTTCGAGATTACCTGTCCATGCATTAACAATGCAAGGAATTCCATTTGGATTGTAATTTTTATTGTGTCTAGTATCCAAGGTTATGGGTTTCAGTATTTTGTGACGGAACTCTTTTAACAATTCAGTATCATGTACGTTCGGCAATTGGTCAAGTAAAGGTCGAATATTACACAATTTTTTATCAGCGTTCAACACATAATCAAAACAATCAAATTTAAAATACTCCACTAATTTGATCAGTGTGTACTTGTTTACATTTAAATTTTCATTGACAAAGAAATTAAAACAAAATTTTGTATCCGGTGTCCTCAGCAGGGTTGATTGATTGAGTTTTTCAAATTTTTCAAATGAAAATGCTAGACCTCGCAAAGGCACAGAATAAATTTTTAATTCATCTATTTTTATGTCTCCGGCTTGATCCATTACAATATATGCAGGCTGTCCATATTTTTCTAACCAATTATGCAATACTTTTGGTTCAACCATGCCCGGAACAACAAATACATCGTCGGGCAAAAACTTGTCAATGTGTTCCAGTTTAGTGGTGTTTGTATTGACTCTCCAGGTCGAAACAATCCTGGTCATGATGTTTTAATTTTACCTAACAGTTGTTTTAGTTTTGCACTTTGAACGTCTGCTGTGATTTTTGGTGCATCACTACCACTGTCCCATGGAGGGCTGTTTGCGTCATCACTAGCCGGGCTAACTTGGCTGCGGGCTTTGATTGAGTCCATGATAGATGCAGATGGTTTCTTTGAATAAGTGTCTCCATCTTCTCCGCCTTCATCAGTAATGCGCATTGTTTCAATGTTGTACTCCAGATCAATTTTTTGACCAACGCCGGTCGAGCTTCGAGACTTCATACACTGTATCTGATACTTGCCACGCTCTTTCATTGCGCGACTTGTAAAGATACCAAACACATTGTCTGCTGTGTTGATTTTAGATATACCACCTGAAATATGGCTGTGGTCAAATTCAATCTCTTCTACAGCACTACGGTTTAACTGACTTGCAGTTACCATCAAGAATCCCAGTTCTTTGGCCAAGTTGCGCAGTTCTTCACTCACATACTTGTCTTTGACAAACAAATCGTTGGGTGAAACTTTTGCACTCACAGGCATCAACAAGTCCAAATAATCAATCATAACAAAGTCCACACGCTTGCCTGTTTGTATTTGATACTCTTTCAAGTACGCACGTATGTCGTTGATGTTGCTTTGTGCTGGCAAGCCTTTGACTTGATAGTTGCCGGACTTCTTGGCCACCAACTTGACTTTGAGTTCTGTGGTGTCAATGTCCTTGCGAATGTCTTTGGTGCTCATATTGGTCAACATGGCGTCTGTTCGCAAACTTGTGAGTTCTTCGCTCAGTTCCAATGTAATGTACACACCACTGAGTCCTTGTTGCAACCAGTTCAGGGCAATGTTCATCATAACCAAGGATTTGCCTGAACCTGATCCGCCGGCAAAGATGTTGAGTTCACCACGGCTGAACCCACCATACAACAATCGGTCCAGTTGTGGCCAACCTGTTGACACTTGACCGCCCGAGTTAAAATACTTTTCAATACGTGCCTTGGGATCACTGAAGTAGTCTGTGCCCATGTCCTTGGTTAAACTTATTTGTACCGCATCTTTGATCAGTTTCTCCACAGGTTCAAAGTCGCCTTTTTCCAGCATGTCTGCGGCTTTTAAAATAGCACGTTCCAGTTCTTGGCGCTTGGTAAACTGCTCAAACTCGCCCATGAACCAATCAAAGTGGCCTTCGTTTAAATCAGGCACTGCTTGCAGTTTGATGCCTGTGGTGGCACTAATCTGCATACGGTCTGGCAAGGTCTTGTGCTTGTCTGAATGTTCCTTGATAAACTCAGCCGCGGCCCTCAAACTTTTGTCAAAGTTCTGCGGGTTATAGATGTTCTGCACACGCACATAGCTTTGTGCGTCTTCCAACATCATTTCTAAAAATAAACGTTGAACGTCAAGTCCGTATTCTTTTAACAAGTGCTTTCTTCCTTAGTTCTATTTTGATTCTACTGGTTTCTCGCGATTGCATTATAGTTAGTAAGGCTCCTAGTCGGCCCAACTTTATCACTGCATCGTTGACATCTTTACATCCTTCGGGCCACTCAGGTATGCTCACTGCCCACCCCAGTTCCAGCGCACGATCAACAAGTTCAACGCCTGCTAGATCTTGGTCCGGCACCACTGTTATCTGTTTGTCTAAACTGCGTATCAGTCTAACTTGTGCATCACTGACAGTGTTGTGCATCACTGCCACGCCGCCTATGCTGAGTGCATCAAATATGCCTTCTGTCACAATCACATGTTGCCAATCTGACGGCTGTAAGTCTGTACCAAACACATAGCCTGGTTGACTATCACTGATGAACTTGGGCTGTTTGTCATCTAAGAATCTACAGGTGTATCCCACAATCTTGTTGTCGTAGGTGAATGGTATGACCACATGCAATCTTGTCCAGTGGATGCCATCGTTTTGTATCTGCACCATGACCGGAAAGTCTTCAGGCACATGTCTACCACGCACATAGTCCCAATAAAATTTGTGTTCAGGTGTCAACAGTTCAGCAAACGGTGGCAAGTCTCGTTCTTCAAATGACACACCACTCAGTGTGTTCCACATTTGTTGCCGATCTTCCAAGATGCCATTAATGCTTCGATGCCGCAGGTTTTCCAGATTTAGCATCTCTATTTCCATCTCTGGAACATTCATCCAGCCTAATAATTTTCGGGCTTTATAACTTAATGTACGACCTAGTATAAAACTGGCTGTGTATGAACAATTGAAACAGTGATAACTCCAGCCCTGCTCGGTGGCTTTGAGTCCACCACGCCCTCGACGATCCTGTGTGCTGCCATTGTGCTGACAGCATACCGCATTGAAACTCAACCACCCCGAAGGTGTTGTTTTCTTTTTTGCAGGTAGATAGGCAAGGATGTCAAGCATCTATACAGTATAGCAGATTTGTCAAACAAATGCAATGCTTAACGATAAAAGATATTGGTAACGTATCCGGTTGTGACCATCACTGTCACAGCCTGTGCTTCAGTGCCACCAAAGTTAAGTGGCAGGTAGCCTGATCCACCGTTGGTGACAGTGATTGCACCAATGCCACTTGGTCCTGTAAATGGTTCACCAATGGCAGTTGCACCTGCGCCATTGCCTAAAATTTGAACACATGGCGCAGCCATGTATCCTGAACCAGCATTGTTTACTGCAATGCCTGTGACAACACCATCCACTACTGTAGCAGTTGCGCTTGCACCGTATCCTTGACTGTTGTTAATACCCATGCGCAACAACGGATGGAAGCCTACTACATTGATGTAAAAGGTTCCAGTCTCGTCAAAGTATTCGCGGCTTTCTGTAACATCTGCCCAAATTGCTTCGTAGTCTTGTGCAGCCTGTACTTTGACTGTGCCAGTATAATGTACCAAATCATACTTGATTGTGGTCAAACTGGCGCCTGTAGTATTGATATGACTTGAATAGTATTCAGTAAGATAATGATTGTTCAATGGTTGCGGATTTAATGCCCAGTCTGGCCATGAACTTGGCGCTGCTTGCGGCCAGGAGTTTTTGCCGTTTATTGTGGGAATTGTGACAGGTTGACTAGGCATGAACTCAGGCAACACTGAGTCCACAATGTTGCAGTCGGCTCTGGCACCAGCATTATCATCCGTGAATGCTGCCTGCACATAATTGCCTTGTGTGCGCTCAATGCTGTAACTGCCGGGTTGTGCCACTATTTCAATGGTATCTGCTGTGTCCAACACAACTTTGACTCGTCCCAAACTGGCGCTAAGTACAGTCATGTCTTTTTCAAGTAATAATTTATCACCAGTTTGGTTCAGCAATCTAAAGCGGAATGTGCTGCCTGTGATGTCCACAGGTTTTTGGTCTTGGTTGATAAATTCAAAGAGCAGAACGTTGTCTACACCTTTGTTGACAGTTAAAGTTTTTGCGTACACTGGGTCGTACCTCGCAGTAAAGTATTCACCACTGGTGTCAATCAATAATACCCGAATGATTTGTTGATATAAGTAAATGGTGGTTGAATACATAGGATCCTCAAAACGTATTTATGGGTAATAACATCTTTGAAAAACTGGCGGAAAAATACCCCTTTATAACTCTGTGCGTTTACGCCAGCAACGAGTATATTGGAGTCGTTCAAAACAGAGACGATGCTGTTACAACCATCTACGACTTTGGCGCTGTGCTTACACAACAAGACAAACTGCAATTCCTAGAACTTGCCAACACTTGGTGGTGGGAAAGCAATCGTAGTATACCTATCAACATATTCTTGCGCGGAGAGTGGGATCAATTTAAATTTACGCTACGCACATTTTCAAACAAAGATCTTGAAATACTACATGGTCCTGTGTGCAGTTTGATAGACATTGCTCGCAAAAAGAACAAGCGCAAATCAATTACACTTGTACGTCGGCTTGATTGAGAATATTCATATGCAAGGCTACCAAGGCTGCGTAGCTCACAGCGTGTGATTTTTTAAACGTATAACCGCGCGATTCGTCCCCATCCCAAACTTCAGCAAACACTTGGTCCCAGGACTTACGCTGTAGGTGTGCTTTGCCCGGTCTAATAATACTGATAAAAGCAGCCATCCTGGGTATGGAGTCAGGTTGCATTGCTGCCAACAAATCCACATAGTTTCCCACGTGTACCAATTGGCTGGTCCAGGGTCTGTCGGTCCACAGTCTTGACCATGGGGGTGTTGCCGACAACATGGCTTTGTAGTGTGCAGTGTCGTGTATCAACTGATACACACTCATGTTCAACAAGTCAATTTTGAAGTAGCCACGCTGTTCTGCTGACTCATAGTCAATGGCCGCACAGCCATGTTCAGGATCTTGCGGAATGTCTGTGATGTAGATACCAGAATTGTGTCGACGTGGCCGACCGTCCACTACCTGTCTAGCAGGTGTATGACGAATCAGTTCTAATATCTTACTTCGATCCGGAACGTCAATGTCAATGTCTGCGCTCATATTCTACACAACGCCACAACAGTTTTTAATTGCTGTTCAGCCTCACGAACAGCACCAATGGCATCGGCCACAGCAGGATACTGTTCAGACATGGCACGTGTTTCTGCTTCTTCTTGCATCTTTTTATGTGCCCAATCAATAGCGTCTTCGGCATATGGATTGAGACCAACATAGTAATTACCCAGGTTAAGTGGTTGCCAACTACTGCCATTATATACTTCTAAACGTTGAGTGTTAATGTTATATTGTAATTGTCCAACGCCCATGTAATTACTATTGTTGACATAGTTACTGCCAGGGCCGCCGGTAACTGCCACATACTTTCCAGTTTGACTAATGTTTCCTATCATATTACCATCCTGCTTGTTTCAATATTAGTTTTGCGTATTCAGCGTCTGCGGCATAGTCTGAGAATTTCTTTTGCCATATGTCTGAGTCTATATAAGGCCATATCATGGCCACTTGGTCTGCTGTGAGTTCGCCTAGGAACTTCTGTCCTGATTCTGAGTTGTATATCACCCAAGGACTGATGCGTCCTGTTGTGACAGCATGGCACATGGCATGTGTGCCGCCATAGCGCAAACAATCATTGGCGGGTGCTGAGTGTTTTTCACTCCAGTCTATACCAAACTCCACTGCCCGGGCCAGTGCATCTGCTACTGCTTCTACCTTCAAGTAGTCTAGCAAGTACTCAGTGTAGATTTTGTCACTGCCCCAGTTGTCAATCTTTTTGTTGTGCTTCAACAACCACTCTGTGAACTGTCTGGGATTGATTGCCTTTGTGCCTACACAGTATCTGCCAAACTTTACAAATGCTCGATAGTAAGGTGAGTCTGCAAAGTCATCAAATGTTTTGAGTTTAGCCGATCCTTGCGCAATCTCATAGAATCTCAAATAAGATTGAAAGCCTAATTCAACACCACGCTCACTGCGTTCCGATCTGCGGCGCTTGGGCTCGCACATGTGAACGGCAATACTGGTCTCTCTTGCAAATTCTTTTTTACAAAAAGTACATTGATGACTCATTGTAGTATTTTATGCTCATTGATGTAGTTTGTCAAGTATGCATTCAGCACATGATGGTGGCCTTGTTCTGCATGCGTCATGTCTGGTGGTACATATGGAGACCCAGGAGGATATTTAGACCCGGACACACCTTGTTCGTGTTGGTACGCAGTGGCACGCCACTTGAATCCATGCACAATTTCTGGGCATGAATTCAACAAGGCTAGTTTGGGATTATGTAGATGTTCTTGATAAAGATTGTCTGCCTGTTGATACATTAGAATCTGATGTCCACGACTTTTTAAGTCATTAATAGTAGCCAACATGCGATACATTAAATCTTCAGTACGATCAACAATGCTGTATATTTCGCTTTTTAACTTGGTCTCTACAAATTGCGCACTGTCTTGCTCGGTCCAATGCATTTGCCATCTTGATTTGAATTCTTGATTTTGTGGATTGATCCAACGTCCTTCAAAAGATGTTTCTTCTTCGCAAATTGGCAGTTCAAGTCTGCTGACAAAAGTCATACCCAACACATAAAAGGTTGGCACAGTTGTGGCATAACTGTGTTTTAAAGTTGTTCTTAAAATTCTGCTGTTGGCGCTGCCAGACACGGTTATGCTTTGTGCAAAGTCAATGCCCAATTGAGTTTTTAGATTGACATGTCCGAGACCTGCGGCATATTTGTGCATATAACTGCACCCATTTACCACCAATTGTTTGTACTTCATTTGTCGTTGCCATGATCACGAATGTATTGATCAAGTTCTTTTTTGGTTGTGATACTAGCCAGCATGGCTAGTTCATCTTCTTTGTATGTGGGAAATAACTCCGCCAGTTGCTTTCGAATACTGCTGGCGCCTGTACCAGTTTCTTTTTTCTTGGGCGAGATCCAGTTGTGCCTGGGTGTGCCCATGTCTGGACTCACTGTGGTAGCACACAACCATTGCAGTTCAGGATGCCGGTTGATATTAAAGAAGTGTTTGTTCAATCGTTCGTTGGTGGAGATCAAATAAAACTCTTGCATCTCTCGTGAGCCTTCCACACATGACGCCCAACGAATCATGAGATAGTTAGAAAACTTCTTGCGTTCCTCTTCTGTGAGATCACGATAGAAGTTTCTATTCTTGCGATCCAGTTGCCGCATTTCATTGGCAATGTTTAGTTTATCGCTCATTTTTCAAATACCAGTCTGATATTTCCATCCAACCATTCGTTCCGGGGATCTAGATTCACATCAAAAATCAAATATTTGCAAGGCAAATTATCCATTTGAGTTCTTACATAGTGTTCGTAGTCTGCTTTGTTGTTTACAACCAACTCGTGTATTACTTTTGTTTCTTTCTCCACCATGCGTTGTAAATTTAAACTGAGAAATCCTCGACCGCCCGGTGCTACCATACTGATAAATTCTTTGCAGATCAATTGAAGCTCGCTCAGTGGTCTAAAATGCAAAGCATTGATTGAAAACACTGACTCAAAATAATTTTGATGAGCATTAACATATTCAATGTCTACTTGATCTTCGATATCAGGATAACAGACTTGATCACCACTCCTGTCCACTCCAATGATATTGGGAATATATTTTTTAAACATATTGGCTCCGCAACCTAAATCATATATTGAAGTTGGATTTTTTTCCAACAGAGGTTGCAAATAATAAAACGGTATCATAGAGAACCCTCTGGTCTGAGAAGATACTGCATGTCTGGGTGTAAGGCTATCAAAAAATTTAATTTTTTGATCCCACCATATATTATCAAAATCTTCAGCCACACTGTGATAAATTTCTGTTGATTCAAACTGTTTTTTAAATTGTACAGGATTGTAAGGGTTAAGATTTTGTCTCATTTTTCTACCTTGATCAACTTGTATATCATTATAGCACGGTCCAGGGCATCTTGTAAAGCAGGACTGGTCCGGGCCATGCGCCGAATTTCGCCCCACATTTTATCTTCCTGTATGTGATCAAACAAGGGCCTACCATCTGATGTTCTGCTATCATAATCAACATGATGTCCATTTACTGGATCATATGCGTAACCCATTAATTGTCTAGTGCTGGGATCAGCACCCGATTCTCGGGCATACACTTCATTGCCATTGCGCTCGTAGATGTAGGTGGCGCCAGGTTTAAGAGTTCCCATACTTGTAGCCATATTGAGTGTGTGCCCAGCGCAGGAAACGTTCTAGTCCTTCCTTGTCTTCCGGATAACTTTCCAAGTAAATCTTGGCCAAGCGATTGACAATTTCAAATATTTGTGGTTCAGTATAAGGCATATTACCAACTCTTGTTGTAGTCTACTATCTCACAGTTGCGACTAATGTCTTTGACAAAGTACACACAGTCAGGGTCAGGATCATCGTTTAATGGCACTGCAAGCAACTGTCCGTTCTTTAGTTTAGGTGCATACCAGCTCACTTCGTGATACACGTCTAGTATTTCAATGTCTGGGAATGACGGACGGAAACTTGTAAGTGGGTTGAACTGAAACACTCTAAAGCCACGGTCATTAATTGATGTCAGCGGCAGCACTTCCAAGTCACCTATTTCAGGCTCACCAATAAGGATTTGCCAGTCCATGGGCATCTTTATGGTGTTCTCACCAATACGTAGCACAAGTGCAGGTGCATTAAAACTCTCTAAAAAGATCAGCGGAATGAAATGATAATCTGGTTCTTGTGGGTTTGAGTTGTCTAGTATAGCAAACCGCATGTCATCTACTTCTTCAGGCAAATGATCTAGGTCGTAATGGATGTTGTCTAAGGTTAAAATTCGCATGTTGTTATAATATACTGTTGTGTGATAAAAGTCAACCTAACTTCATCCAATCAAGTTTCTCTTGTGTAAAAGGATAGTTGGCTTCTCGATAAAACTGTTTGCGCTTGGTCAAATGGCGCTTGGCGAATTTACAAGTTGACGTTATATCCCAGATTTGCACATGGTCTTTGTCTTCCGCTTTTCTAATACCTCGGCCAATGCTCTGGATGACTCTAACAAAACTTTTGCCAGGCTCCACAAGAACAAGGTTGAAAATCCTAGGAATATTAATACCCACGGCAGCCACACCATATGTGGCCACGATGATTTTATCAGTTGCCTCAGCCACTTCATCATACTCAGCTTGCCTCTTTGATCCTTTGGTAGCACCAGATACAAACACCGCCTTGTCTCCCAGCCTTGCAACCAATTGTCTCCCACACTCGGTTCGATCTACCAGCACCAAAGTGTTGCCTGTTTCGTTGACTTGACGAACCAAGTCTGCCATGGTGTCTAGTCGTCCAGACTCTTCCAGCAGGTATTTGAGTTCGCTCTGGTAGTCTTTGTATTCCACGTGATCAATTAATTGCACAATGTTCACATGGCAGTTGGCCAACACACCTTGTTGTTGCAGTTCACTGGCGCTGAGTTTGCCAATCACCGGACCAAGGCTTACAAGTAATGCTTGGCTTTCAAACTTTTCTTTGGGCACAGTACCGGTTAATCCCCAGCGAATCGGCACTGTTGACATCACGCCTGTGAGTAAAGTTTTTAGTGCATCTGCTTTGGCCATGTGTACTTCGTCTACAATAACGCACACAACGTCTTCAAGAAACTCACCAATGG